GGTTGGAGTACGCCTGCGCGATCTCGGCAGCCACGCCCTGCCGGGACTTGAGGTAGAAGCTGGACTGGTCCTGGCTCAGTGCGTAGGAGCCCTTGCCGCCTGTTGCCGAGCTGGTCAGCGCCATGAAACCGGCCAGCACCGAGTGCACCTGCCAGCCCTCCAGGAAGTTCAGCGCCTCCACGAAGAACTTGCCGCCGTCGCCGCTGTTCTCCATCATCTCGAACGCCTTCTGGCCCGCCTGCGGCTGCTCCATGCCGACCACGCCCGAGGACTTCAGCGAGGCGATCGAGTCGGCGCGGTTGTTGGCGGACGGCTGGTCCGGCCCGTACACGACCACGCGGGGCAGCGCCTGGGTCTCCAGGAAGTGGTACCAGAGGTAGAGCAGCTTCATCTTGGTCTGGTAGCACCAGTAGCTGACCTCCATCTCCGACGCGCCGGTCAGCGGCTCGCGGTGCTTGCCGTGCGTGTAGATGAAGCTGCGGACGTGCGGGATGTCCACGTAGCCGGGGACCTTCTGCTTGGACGCCGTGCTCATGAGCTGCCCGCCGAACAGCCACACCTGCTGGCGGAAGCCGTGCGGCGCGGCGGTCTTGGCGTTGTAGCGGGCCTGGCAGGTGGCGCTCGGCCGGAACGCGATCTTGTCGTAGATGATCTTGCCGTCGCTCTCGCGGATCTTCCAGACCTTCTCGAAGAACGCGCGCCGGTAGATCTGGCCGGACGTGATCTGGCCGATCAGGTCCACGTTGGGCGTCTTCATGCCGCCGATGTGGTCCGGCGTCAGCAGGACGCTGGTGGCCAGCTCCAGCTCGCCCTTGTCGCCCTTGGCCCCGGTGATGTCAAAGTCGGCCTCGCGGATCGGCAGGGTCAGCGCGGCCTCGACGGCTGAGCACAGCCCGTCGCGGCTGAACATCACCTTCATGTCCCGGCTTGACCACTCGCCGTAGTCAAAGACGTCGCCCTCGCCGTAGTAGGCGAACAGCCGCTGGCCCCAGTCGAACTGCGTGCCGATCTCCGGTCCCAGGAGCTGGCCCTTGGTCGCCTTCAGGTCCGGCAGCTTCAGCACCTGCGCGAGCGTGCCGGTGGCGTTCTGGCGAGGCGGCATCAGCTACTTCCATTCCCGCCGGTTGGGGCTCTGCCCGTCCGGGGTGTCATCCTCGGCCGGGGCGAACGTATCCAGGGACCAGTCACTGCCGCCATCGTAGGCTCCCCCGTGAGCCTCGGCCAGCCTGCGCTGCGCCCTGGTGCCGGTCGGGCTGAACGTCGAGTCGGCCAGGTGACCGGTCACGTCGGTGCCGGTGTTCAGGTCATCGGCGCGTATCCACTCGCGCTTGCCGCCTGCTACCGGCGGGCCGAACCAGGTGTCCAGGAACGGGTAGCAGCCCCAGACGAGGGAGTCGAGCCGGTCGGGGGAGCGCTCACCGGCCGCCCCGGTGAAGCTGCACATCTGGTCTTCCAGCTCCACGAAGCGCTCGGTGTCGGTGTGCCAGATCCGCTCGCTGGTCCTGGCGTCGGTGATCTGGTAGGTGACCTGGCGCTGGCAGTGCCGGACGATCTTGCGCTCGTACAGCGCGCTCACCGGCTCGGCGCGGGTCCGCTTGGCCTGGCTGGCGTGGACCTCGCGGTACTTGCACCGGCCGGTCTCCTTCATCACCTGCTCGAACGTGGCGCTCAGCCAGCCGCCGCCGTGGTTCTTCTCGACCACCAGCGTGGCGTCCAGCTCCTGGGCCTTCTTGATCACCCGCTTGGCGAACATGACCGGGCTCTCCTGCCCGCCCCAGCTCTCGATCACGTACAGGTGCGGGTCGTCTATCAGCCCGCGCGCCACGATGGTGTACGCCTGCTCGTCGGAGTCCTCCCGGCCGTCGCTCGGGTCCACGCCGATGAAGACCTGGGTCAGCCAGGGCGGCCCGCCTTCCTCGCCCACGGCCGGGCACTGGCTGGCCTCGATCAGCTCGCGGGTCCACAGCGCGTTGGCGACGTCATCCAGCAGCTCGCCTTCCAGCTCCTGGCGCTCCAGCCGGGTGCCGCGCGCCGCGCCGACCACGGCGCGGTAGAACGCCTCGGACAGGTTGGCGATGTTGTCGATGGTGCGCAGCCGCCGGGTGATCACGCCGCCGTGCTCGGGCTCGTCGCGGATCAGCGACCGGATCAGCTTGCGTGCGCTCATCGAGACCTTCGGGGTGCCGGTGGCGATGATCTTGGACACGCCCTGCCGGACGGCGAACTTCAGCGACTCGCCCCAGGCCACCTCCCACTTCTTCCACAGCCCGATCTCGTCGCACCAGGCGGCGCGCAGGTTGCGGCCCTGGATGCGCAGGCCCCCCTCGTCCGCTGAGTCCACGTAGACGATCAGCCCGGAGTGCAGCACCACCTGCCCGTAGGTGCGCCAGGCGCTGCGCACGATGTGCGACTTGTGGTCCTTGACCTCGGCCATCGAGGTGCCCAGCGCCCGCAGGATGCCGGATTCGCCCTCGACGCACTTGGTCCAGGCGTCGGCGTAGGTGGGCGCGATGATGCCGTACTCGCCCTCGGTGTCGGTGTCGTCCAGGATGATGTCTGCCAGCCCCTGAGCCCCGGCGCGGGTCTTGCCGCTGCCCCGGCCGCCCTGGAGATAGAACACGCGCCACGGGTCGGCCAGCGGCGGCAGCACCTGCTCGGGCCGGGCCACCCCGGAGCGCCAGCGGACGCGCGGGTCCTTGACCGGCTCAGCCAGCCGCTCGTCCCACTCGGCCAGGATGACGTCATCAGCAGTGGCAGTCATATCAAGTGTCCGCTAGACACTTGGTCTGGTCAGTCGCGGCGGTCATCGGTGACCAGCGTCCGGTTGAACAGCCGCCACAGCGCGCCTCTCAGGCCGTGGCTATGACGCCATCTTGATGTGCTTGCGGAAGGTCTCACGTGCCGCTTCCATCTTCTCGGGCGGGACGTTGGCCCTGGTGAACGCCAGGGTCAGCGCCCGGTCGAGCATGTCCAGGGTGTTCTGGCGGATGCCGACCAGCCGGGCGTCCAGGTTGAGCTTGGCGATGGCGACCAGCATCGAGCCCAGCCGTTCCATGGCCCGCTCGTACAGCACGATCTCGGCCCGCATCTGCTCGCCGGTCCTGCCCGCGTAGCGGTACTGGGCTGGCTTCAGGAGCTGCACCCGCCCCCGCAGCAGGTTCTTCCACTCGCGCATCTCCCCGGCCAGCAGCATCAGCTCAACGTAGGGGTCCTCGACCGGCCGGGGATTGGCCAGGTCGGCACCGTACTCCGCGATGATCTCGCCAGCCCGCTCGTCCGCCTGGCCGTTGATCAGCCGCAGCGCCGCGCCCTTGGACGTCTGGGAGCCCTCGTTGGCCCCGTGGTTCTTGCAGCGCGGCGGCTCGGTCCCGGCGACCGCGAAGAAGTGGCAGGCGGCCGGGGTGCCGTATTCGTGGCGGCAGCGCCGGAAGCCGGTGGCCTGCTCGGCTTCCTCCAGCAGCTCGTCGGGCATGTGGTGCAGGCAGTACTCCAGGCCCTCGACCTCGACGTTGCCGCACCGGCCGCCGCCGCGCTTGGTTCCGGCGCAGAGCGCGGTGCCGAAACCGGGAGGCGTGGGAGGTGTGCTCGGCATGCCCTCATTGTGCAACACGAGAGCCCCGCAGCCGTAGCTGCGGGGCTCCCAGTAACCGCGTTGCCTGCCGCCCTCCGGTGCCGGGCGGCTGCGGTTAGTACCTCAGCGGCGGGCGAGCCCGGTGGCCCACACCTGGATGTTGGTGTAGCGCGGCGTGATCCGGTTCTGGAGGATCGGGTTGCCGCGCAGGAAGCGCAGCGAGCAGACGCCCCTGATGGTCGGGAACACCCACTGGCCGGTCAGCAGGAAGGTGCCGTTGCCGACCGCGTTGCGGAACAGCCCGGTGCCACGGTTGAACCTCCACAGGCCGAGCTGGTTGACCGAGGCCACGCACAGCCGCAGGTCGATGCTCGGGAACGCGAGACCGGTGTGGTCCACGTTGACCGAGCGGAAGAAGCCCGGCAGGTCGAACACGTCGCGCGTGTTGGTCTGGAGGGACAGGTCATCGGAGCCGGTCCCGAAGACGGGGCCGGACGCGATGACGCGGTTCTGGACCACGGTGCTGCCCAGCGCCGTGATCTGGGCGACGAACTGCTCAGGAGAGCACCGCAGCG